GTACATCTATTTTAAATTCTCATCAAATAAAGAAAAAGATATCTAATAAAAAAATTCCTATATGGAGATATCCTAATCAGATAGAACGTGATTATTTAGTTAATCTTATATTATTAGTAAAGCAATGGAAAAATCAAATGATTAACTATATTTTCCCTTATATTGATGAGCTTAATAATGAATCATCTATTCAAAGACCTACTGAAGCGAATAAAGTGAAATCAGATTCTATAAATATTGATGATTGGTCAGATAAGTTAGATGATTTAATAAAAGCTTATAGTATTCAAGTTAATCTTAACGAAGTAAAAGCTACTCAACAATTAAATTTTACAGCTCATGAGGTTTCTAATTTCAATGTTAATCAATGGTTCAAAGTAACAAATAGTATACTTGGTGTTCCTCTTATTCAATATGAGCCATATATTGAAAGTATTATTAAAAGTTTTACAAAAGAAAATATATCTTTAATTACAAACTTAAAAGATACTACTGTACAACAAGTAGATACTACTATAAATAGAGGAATAAAGCAAGGTCTTAGAAATGAAACAATAAAAAAGAAATTATTAAATGGCACAGATTTAGAGAAAGGAGTATTTAAAAAAGTAGAAACAAGAGCAGCTTTAATAGCACGTGATCAGGTAGGAAAGCTTAACGGACAATTAACACAATTAAGGCAAACTGGGGTAGGTATATCTCAGTATATTTGGAGGGATGTAAATGATGAAAGAGTAAGAAAAAAACATAACGCTATGGGTGGTAGATTATGTAAATGGAGTGATTCATCAGTATATAGTCCTGATGATGGTAAAACTTGGTATCAAAGAGGTAATATAGGAGGAGTAGAATTACATCCAGGTCAAGATTATAGGTGTAGATGTTACGCTGAACCGAATTTTGAAACAATCGGTTTAGATAATAGATAATAGATAATATATAATAAAAATGGAGGCAATGATTGAAAGATAATAACCGAAAAAAGCATATGTTAGAGATTGAAAATGCTGTTTCTGATTATATAGATTCAGAATCAGAATACCATAATAAACCATTTAAAGGACAAATAATTGTAAAAATTAATTGCGTAAATGGTTATATAGCAAATACTTCTATTTATATTTCTAAAAAAGGAAATAAAAAAGTTGATTTTCCTAAAAAAATGAATTAGATTAATAAGTAACAGTATAAAGAAAAATGTTGGTTTCGGAGTTAGCTATAAAGCCCGTTATTATGAAAATTATAATAACGGGCTTTTTTTTTTGGAGATTTAAATGATAAAAAAACTTTACAAAAATGATTCCTCACAAACAATAACCACAGAACGTATTGACTATGTACAAAAGAAAATAGGAAGTATGAAGAGAACAGATGAAGGTTTTCTCCAGGGTAATGCAGCAATCGCTAAAACAGGTATTCTTACTTATGCATTAAAAGATGGATCTACCAGAAGAGAATTAGTAACAGAGGATACTCTTTTCTCTGAGGAAAGCATGAATTCATTAAAATTGAAACCTGTAACTAATCAGCATCCTAAAGAAAGAATGCTTAATAGTAGAACAGTTAAAAAAAGAAAAGTAGGTATGACCGGAGAAAACATTGAAAAAGATGGTGAATTCCTCACCACAAGTCTTGTGATTACAGATAATGACGCAATAAAAGATATAGAAGGTGGGACTACTGAACTTTCTCCAGGGTATAAAGTTGATTTACTTTTAGAAAGTGGAGAATTTAACGGTGAAAAATATGACGCAATACAATTAAATAGGAAATATAATCATATTGCTACATGTGATAAAGCAAGAGGGGGAAGTGATTTAAAATTACATCTTGATGATAAATCAAGATTTGATGGTTTTGAAGTTGATATAGAACATATGAAAAATAAACAAAATAATGACCTAAATGTAAAAGGAGTTAAAGAAATGCCAAAAATTAAAATCAATAATATTGATTATGATGCAGCTCAGGAAGTTATTAATTACATTGAATCGTTAAGAAATGATTCTACTTCATTAAAAAAAGAAAATGAATCCTTACAATCAAAACATGATAAAGTACTTGGAGAAAACGATTCATTAAAAGAGGATCATAAAAAATTAGAAGATTCTATTCCTTCTCTTATTTCTGAAGGTGTCAAGGAAAAAGTAGCTATTGATACTGCTTGTAAAAGTGTTTTATCGGAGGAAGAGATTAAAAATCTTGATGGTAAATCTAATGATGATATTAAAAAAGCTATCATTTTAAAGAAATATCCAGAATCTAAACTTGATGATAAAAGTTCAGCATACATTGAGGGGAGATTTGATTCAGTAGTTGAATCTATTAATACTGATAAAGCTGATGATAAAATCAACAATCAAAGAAAAACAGTTAATCAAAATAATTATAAAGCTGACAATAAATCAAATGATGATCCATATGAAAAGATGGTGAAACGTGATTCTGAAAGATGGAAAGAAGATCCTAATGAGCTAAAATAGTTAACCAGTTGGGTAATTAAATAAACTTAAATATAAATAAATTTTACTTAAGGAGAAATAGAAAATGCCTCAATTAAATTATAACATGAAACCAGCAAGAGGTTTCAAAGGAATGAAAGCTGATGCACGTTTTGATCATGTAGAAGGTAGTCTTTTAGCTGCTGAGGCTATCGAAATAGGAAAAGGAGTAGTTAGAAAGATTGCTGTTAGTGCGTCAGGTCTACCCGCATATAATCAAGGTAATATAGTATTTGATGCTGACCTAATTACAGGTAATACTATTGATCTTAAAATTAATGGTACATCAATTTCACAGGTTACTTATGCTACTTCTCATGCGAATACCATGGCGTTAATTATTGCACAAATAATTTTAAATGCTGATGTTCTTACCGCTGCTCTTGATCCAGCAGATACTGATAGTAGAACAATAAGGGTAACATTTGTTGATGGTGCAAATATTAACATTACTGAAATTACTGTAGCTGCTGGAGCAAGTCAAGCTGATGGCGTGTACTTCAAAGGTGATACTGATAACGTTTATGGTTTAGATGATTTAGTAAGACTTCCAGCATTTAATCAAGGTTCTTTAGTTTTTGATGCTGATCTTGTAACAAGTAATACTATTGATATGGATGTTAATGGCACAGCTATGTCTCAAGTAACGTTTGCAACCTCACATTTAAATACAATGGGATTAATAATTACAGCTCTTGAAGCTATGGATGATGTTCAAAGCGCTGCTCTTGATGCTACTGATACTAATAATAGAACTATTATTATCACTGGTGTAGATGATACAGATATTGCAGTAACAAGTATTGTAGTAGCTGCTGGAGCAAGTCAAGCGAATGGAGCATATACAAAAGGTACAAGAGATGTACTTTATGGTATTGCTTTACATAGTTTCAGTCTAATAGCTGATTCGTATGGGGTAGTTTCATATGCAATTAATGATCCTGTTAACATTTTACGTCAAGGAGCTGTTTATGTTTATTCAGAAACTGCAGTTTTAAGTAGTGATACTGTATATTGTCGTCACGAAGTAGGTGGAAATGGTGATCTTGTCGGACAATTCAGAAATGATTCAGATAGTGGTAAATGTTTTGCCGTTACCGGAGCTAAATTCAAAGAGAGTACCACTGCTCCAGGGATTGTAAAAGTAGAAATCAATTTTCCTTAATAATAACAGATAATAAATAATAACAATAATATCAATTACAAAACAGATTGGAGAATAGAAAAATGCCAGGAATTGTAATAAGATCAGAAAACCTTGACGCTAATGAAGCGTTATTTTTCGCAAGGGAGCTTGAACATATCAAGACACAAATTTACGATATTCAGTATCCTGAGTACATTATTAAATCGTTAGTTCCTGTTGATACTTCAGCAGGTCCAGGAGCGGAATCCATAACATATAGACAATTTGACCGTGTAGGTCAAATGAAGGTACTTGCAAGTTATGCGGATGATGCACCAAGATCTGACGTAATGGGACAAGAATTTACATCTCCAGTTAAAAGTTTAAGAGGATCATATGGATATAGCATTCAAGATCTAAGGAATGCTATGTTTGCTAATAGACCTTTAAAAACTCAAAAAGCTGAAGCTGCGAGAGAATCATATGAACAAGCTGTCAATGATTACGGCTGGTTTGCTGATGGTTCAGCAGCATATGCGGGATTAACAGGATTTTTATATAATGCAAACACTACTAAATCTCCAGCTCCTACTGGTACTTGGAGTACTGCTACTGCTGATCAGATTATAGCAGATGTAAATTTCGCAATTAATACACCTAAAACAATTACGAAAAAAACAGAAATCATTGATACTTGTGTAATGCCGGTAGACCAAATGTCACATATTGCAACTACACCAAGATCTACCACAAGTGATACAACTATCCTTGAATTTCTCCAGAGAGTGCATAAAAGGGTAACATTTGTAGATGCTAATGAATTATCAGATCTATCACCAGCTCCTTCTGGTGCAGCAGGTCCAGTTGATGTAATGATAGCATATAGAAGAGATCCAAGTAGATTAGAGTTACAGATACCTCAACCTTTTGAGCAATTCTCACCACAAGAGAGAAATCTTGCATTTATAGTAAATACACATGCAAGAATTGGAAATGTGATAATTTATAGACCGTTATCAGTTCATGTAGTAGAGGATATATAAAATAATACAAAGTAAATAAAGTAAAGTAAAGTAAAATATAGAATCCAGCTTATTTAATTATTAATAAGCTGGATTATTACAAAAAACCTGGAGGAAATAAAAATGTCAGAAGTCTTTTCAAGAAATACTTTCACCTCAATTATAAAGGGGTGGTCAATTAATCCAGAAAATAATATAGTTCCTGTAAAAATATTAGAAGAACTAAAAACAGATAACTTTTTTAATACTCAATTAAAACTTGGCAGATATTTAATAGCTGGGACAAGTACTGATAAAAAAGATATTGGTAGCTCAGAAATAAGCAATAATAATTCAAAAATAGTAAATGAGATTCAGAACATGAAACCTGCTGAAGCTAAAAAATCCATACTTGGTGATGGTAAAGACAATCATGGTCTTTTAGATATCTGGGTATTAAAAGAATTACAGAAAAAGGATATGAGATCTGGAGTCCAATCTGCTATTGAAAAACAAATTGAATTATTATTTAAACGTGAAGATGAAGATGAAGATGATGATAAGGGTAAAGAATAATAACTATGTCTACTGTAAATGACTATATAAACACTTTATCTTCTTTTGATGTAAATGATCAATCTGTAATAGATTTGATCACATTAATGGAAAAAGAGATAGGAACAGAATATCCAACTACTGATCTAAGAAATAAAGCAGTAGCGTTACTTACAATGCATTGGTTATCTTTAACTAAAAATTCAAGCGGAAACTATAATCAAGTTGGATCTGTACAACAAGAGAAAGAAGGTGATCTATCCAGGAAATACGGTTTTCATGGTAAAGTTGATTTCAGCGATAGTTTCCTATCTCAAACTCCATACGGTATTGCATTAATGAGTTTAAATAAAAGTTGCTTTTTTAAACCAAAAACAAGAGCTTTTAATTGGCTGCAAACTTAATAGTAAAAGATTTTGGATGGACAAGAATTAGTAAAGAACTTAGATTGATGGATGGTTCTTATACAAAAGTCGGTTTTCCAGAGAATGCTGAGGTTAAAAAACCATCTAAAAAAATAAAAGGTGAGAAAGTAGCTACTGATATGTCAGAAATTACCATAGTAGCTGCTTTTAATGAATTCGGTACTTCTGGGGCTAAATCATCCAGGAGCAAAGGATCTTCAATGAAGATACCTCCGAGACCTTTTATGAGTACTTCTTTCGATGAAAGCTTAGAAGGTTTAAATAGATTAAAACAAAAATTATATATTAAAATCATTAATGGTGAAATTACCCTAAAGCAAGCTTTATCAATAATTGGTGAATATATGGTAGCTAAAACTAAAAAGAAAATAAGAGATATTAAATCTCCTCCTAATGCACCATCAACTATAAAAAAGAAAAAAAGTTCTAATCCATTGATTGATTCTGGACAAATGATTAATTCAGTAACACATACAGAGGTATTGAAATAATGGGATTAATACCAAGACAATCATTAACAGTAACAAGATATGCTGGAGGATCTAAAGTAAATGGTAAATGGGTAGAAGGTACACCTTCAACATTTACTATTAATGCAAGTGTACAACCTTTGACACCGAAAGAAATAGAACTTCTCCCAGAGGGAAGGAGAGCATCAGGAGAAAATTATAAATTATATGCAGATCCTTCTCCAATATTAAAAACTGTTTCTGGTGATGAAAATCCAGATAAAATATCAATTTATTCTCAGGATTTTGAAGTTTTTTCAATAGAAAGATGGGAAAACTCTATAATAAATCATATTAAATATATAGTTACAAGAGTGACATCAAAATGATAAATTTTAATACTATTGATACTTTAATATATACATGGACTGTAACATATTCTGGAATCACTGTAGATTGGCAAAACCAAAATGGACCGAAAAGCGATTTACCATTTATAACCTTAAGAAGACAATCTTTAAAAAAAGTAGGCCACAGTTTTGTAAGTGATCCTGATGATAGTGGTATAGGTAAAGTAAGTGGAGATAGAGAAATAATAGTTAATTTTCAAGCGTATGGAGATAATGCTTTTGGTATACTTGAAGATTTATGGAATGTTAGATTACTTGATTCATCTAATGAATTACTAAGAGCTGGAGGATTAACTTTAGCAGATCAGTTAGCAATATTAAATATCACTGGTTTAAATGATTTGGAATTTGAAGAAAGAGCTTCAATGGATCTATTATTCAGATTTGCTTCACAAAATGACAATGTTGATTTAGGTTTAATAGAAACAATTAATATAGAAAATAATGTAAAAGAACCAGATAAAACACAAAATTTTAACATAGATTTAACATAGGAGAATCATATGGATCTTAGTAGTATAATTGATGTAACAATCACAAGACAATCAAGTCCAACACAATCAAAAAATTTTAATGTTGCTTTAATTGTCGGTCAATATGCGTCATTCTTTGAAAGAGTACGGTATTATAGTACTGGATCTCTTTCTGAATTAGCAAAAGATGTGAGAAAACTTGTTTTTGATGCTGATCTTGTAACAAGTAATACTATTGATATGGATGTTAATGGTCAATCAATGGGGCAAGTTACCTACGCTACTTCACATGCTGCAACAATGGCGCTAATAGTAACAGCTCTTGAATTACTTTCTACAGTTGAAAGTGCTGTAATTGATCCTAATGATGCAGATTCACGAACAATAATAATACAAAGTGCTACAGGAGTTACTAATACTACAGTAACAAGTATAGTAGTAGCTGGAGGAGCTTCACAAGCTGAAGGAGAGTATACTGATGGTACTGAATCTCCTGAATATGAAGTAGCTTCAGCTATTGCTGCTCAATCTCCAAGAATCGCACAAATAGGTATAGGGAGGGAAGATTCTGGAGACGCTACAATGACTGCTACATTAAACGCAATACTTAATGAATCTCAAGCTTTTTATGGTGTAATTACTGCTGAACGTGATACTACAAAACAGCAAGCTGCTGCTGCTTGGTGCTTGTCAAATAAGAAAATATATGCAACTTCAAGCAGCGATTCAAATATAATTGATCAAGCTTCAGGGGTAGATACTACATCTCTTGCTTACATTTTTAATAATGCATCAAATGACAGAGTATCGTTATTCTATAAAAGTGATGCAGCTACTAAATATACTGAAGCTGCTTATTTAGGTCAAATGTTGGCTTATATAGCTGGAACATGGACCGGAAACGCTAAAACTCTTAGTGGTGAGTCAGTTGATGATCTTACCACTACTCAAGAAACTAATGCTCATGCTAAAAAATGTAACACCTATACAGAAATAGGTGAAGTTAATGTAGTACGTCAAGGATACGTAAGTAACGGAGAGTTTACAGATATTATAGTATTTGTCGATTGGTTAGAAGCAAAAATTCAAGAAAATGTTTGGAATCTAATGGTAAATCAACAAAAAATACCTTATACTGATCAAGGTATAACTTTAGTTGAAAACGCTATAACTCAAATATTAAAAGTAGCTCAAGATAATGGAGCTATTACTCCTGACAGTTTTAACTCGCAAACTAAAGTAAGAGAAGGTGGTTTTTCAGTTACTGTTCCAGAGGTTTCAAATATTTCTCAAGCTGATAAAACTAATAGAGTGCTTAATAATGTAGAGTTTACGTGTTGGTACTCTAATGCAATACATACGGTTCAAATAAATGGTACATTAGTATTATAATAAAATAATTTACAAAGGAGATAAAAAATGCCAGTTACAAGTAATGTAGATCCAGCAAAAATAATTATAAATTGCGGTGGTGCTAATATAAATGGTTTCGCTGATGGAACTTTTGTTAATTTTGAACTTGATGAAGATGAGTATAATACAACTACAGGAGCTGATGGTTTTGTAACACGAACAAAAACAAATAATAGATCCGGTGTTCTAACAATTACTTTATTACAATCAAGTCCATCTAATAATATACTACAAGGTTTGTATGATTTAGATAGATCTACTCCAGCAGGATCACCGTTCCCAGTTATAGTAAAAAATCTTTTGAATTTAGAATTAGTTACATCATCTGCTGCATGGGTTCAAAAATTACCAACTATTGAGTATGGTAAAGAGATTACTAATAGAGAATGGATGATTAAAGTAGCTGATGCAATAGTAACAGTTGCTGGTAATGCAATCTTTCAAGGATAAAGTGGGATAATTAATTACTAAAATAAATTAACTAACTGTGGAGGTAGTTATGGGACAATTTAAAACAAAAGAAAAAATGTTAACAAATAGTGAAAATAAAAAGGTATCTATTAAAGTTACTCTTTTTACCGGTAGCTATGGAATAGAACTTCTTTCAAGAATAATCTCTAAAATCTCTCCAACTTTATTAAATTCAATAGATGCGAAAGGAAAAAAATTATCAGAAGTAAATATAAATTTCAAAGAAATCTCTAATAATATAGTTAGTGGTTTTTCTGATGGATCTATTTTAAATTTAATAAAAGAAATAGTAAGTTCATCTAATCTTGATAATACAGATTTAAGTTCTGATGGTGGTTTTGATATGGTTTTTTGTGGGGAGTATGGCTTATTAATTGATTCTATCACTTTTATATTGGAGGCAAACTATAAAAGTTTTTTAGCAGGAAACGCTATGAAAGCACTAAAGAAAAAAATAAAAATGATGATCCCGAAAATATTAGAAATGTTAGAGAAATTTTCTCCAGAGTCGATGAAAAATTAAAACAAAAATTAATAATTTGGAGATTAGTTCCTAAAATGGGATCTTATCACGAAATAGAAACTTACTGGACATTTGAAGATATTATGGAAGCAAATGAAGTACTTGACATAAAAGAAGATATTGAGAGAACTATGTTACTAAAAAAAGAAGGGGTGAGAAAATGACTACATTAATAGTAGGTTTAGTTTGTATTATAATGGGAGCATTATTAACCTTCTTCATTACTACACTATCACAAAGAAATTTATTTAACAAAATAGCTAAAGATATTACAGATGTTCATGAAAGAATTCATCATAGTATACCAATAAAAAAAGCAATAAAAGAACATGAATCAAAATGTCAAGCACATAAAGAAATATCATCAATAAAATCTGCTTTAATTTTTTTAGTAGTTAAACAAGGTGGAAACATTAAAGATTTAGGATTATGAATGATAATTAGAGAATTAGTTAACCTTATAGGATTCAAAGTAAATGAATCACAATTTAGAACTGCTGAAGCAAGAGTAAATTCTCTTCATAGAAAAATGGAGAATTTTGGAAGAAAAGCTACATTATTTATAACAGCTCCTTTTATTGGTTTAAATGTGTGGATAGGTAAAACATTATCTGAATTTGAACAGTTAGATGTTGCTTTTGAAACAATGTTGGGTAGTGCTGAAAAAGCTGATATATTAGTAAAAGATATGTTGAATTTCGCTGCAAAAACACCATTTGAAATAAAAGAAATAGGCCCAACTGTAAAGCAATTATTAGCAGTAGGTATTGAATCTGAAAATGTACTTGATACTTTAAAATCACTTGGTGATGTTGCAAGTGGTCTTTCTGTTCCAGTTTCGAGACTTGCTCTTAATTTTGGTCAAATAAAAACTCAAGGAAAATTGACAGGTAGAGAATTAAGAGATTTTTCTGTAGCTGGTGTTCCTTTAATTGCAGAACTCGCAAAAATGTTAAATGTTGCAGAAAAAGAAATTGCTGATATGGTATCAAGAGGAGAAATAGGTTTTGATAAAGTTGATGCTGCTTTTAAAAGGATGACATCTTCAGGAGGTAAGTTTAATAATTTAATGGCAAAACAATCTAAAACTCTTGGTGGTATGTGGTCTAATTTTCTTGATTTAGTAACATTAACAGCTAAAGACTATGAAAAAGAACTTATACCTATGTTTAAAGGTATAATAAAATTCTTAATAAAATTATTAGATTTATTTAAGAATGGTTTATCTCCTACTATGAAAAGAACACTTTTTGTATTAGCTGGATTAACAGCGGTAGTAGGACCGTTAATTCTTGCATTTACATTGCTGGTTAATATAGGTATGGCTGTAAGAACTGCTTTACTTGCTGTTTCTGCTGCTGCAAGAGTAGCTAATATGTCAACAT